TGCAACGTCAACTGCACCACTACCTGGCCACACACTTGAAGAACCACTATCATAACCAGTCACTGTGCTGCCGTTAAACTTCCTTACAGATTGGTGGCCAGATGCTTGTGCCAGAGATACACCCGATGCTTTAGAATATACCAGATAGCCACCATTGATGGCTGCTTGGCTCCAGTAGAATACCATGCCTCCAAGAGTCAGTCGCTTCGCATCCCATGCACCGCTGCTGCATTCAATTGCACCAAACTCCATGACCTGCTGTGTGCCTGTTGGTTGACAAACAGGGTCAGACCAGGTGCCATCGCCGCGCAATAGCGCATTCTGTTTACCTGTGGCGGGTGCCGGTACAATACCTGTTGTGCCGGCTGCACTAGAAGAAGCTCCCACTACAGCAGGGATAGCAGATGTATTTGCTACCCAAGTACCATCACCACGTAGCAAGTGATTGTTTTGTCCTGCTGTCGGGGCCGGAACAGTGCCCCCTGCGCCAGCTGCACTTGCCCCAGCGCCTGTCATCGGTACGATTGCGTCAACAGCAGCAACATCACCTGCAGACGCATCATAGATTACATACTTGTCACCCGCTGCTGGCGGAACTGTTGTTAGTTGATCGATTCTTTTTGCTGTCATTTCTATTCACCTATTGTTTGGTATCTAGGGCCGAAATATTCAACGACCACCGATAGTGTGCTGCTGCCAGTACTCATCGCATTGATTCTCCAATATGCGCTAACACCTGCATAATTCCTAGTAGTGATGTTAACTTCAACCGATGCATATGCACCGCTTAGGCTCTGTGCATCATCTGTTGTTAGAGTCACGGGGTCTTTTGGCCACGCAGCTAAGTTACTTGAATAGCATGTGGGATAACCACCAGAAGCACGTTTATTCCAGAACTGTGTTGCTACTTGTGCCACAGGTGCATCGGTTCTGGTTGCTCTACGCCACATCAAAGAACCAGTATTGTTCGCCGCTGCGCTCCAGTAGAATGTCATACCGCCTACAGTAACAGACTTGCTGTTCCACGCATTAGATTGACACACAAACATGCCATACTCATGCACCATACCGTTCTTGCCTAGTGCTTGAGGCAAGTCGCCTCTTGAGCCTAGAAGAATAGGATCACCGTCTTTGTCTGTTAATGCAGCGCCGTCTTTGTCATGTAGAGTATTGCCATCCGCAATCTTTGCAATCTCGATGTCTGATTTACCACCACCATCTGCTGCTAGTTGGTCTAGCTTTGCTTTATCTTCTTTGCTGAACAAACCGCTGTCTGTTGTGGTTGCTACCGGAGGCACAACCCAAACGCCGTCTTTCTGAACGTATTGTTTGCCATCTGACGGCGCAGCTGGGACTAAAGGAATTCTAGTGGGCATTACACAACCTCCTCTAGGTAAGGTAGACCGTTATCAACGATCAATATGTATTTCTTGTTTGTTGTGACATCTTTGAATTGCTGTTCACCCCAACCTTTGTTTGTCAAGACTTTTACATCGCCTGAAGGAGGGACAGGTGTAATGCCTGCTTGACCATCCACTGTTGACGTTGATGCTTGCATCACTTGGTTGACGTTTGCCACCTTAGCAAAGTTATCTAGGTTAGTGGGCGTGCTAGGTGTATTTGTCACACAATACAACTCATCGCCTATAGCAAAAGAAAGACTTCCTACTGTTTTTGCACTAGCTGCTTTCCACCAGTCGCCTTTCAAGCTACCAGCAAAACTAGACAACGTTGTGGGAATATCACCTCTGTAATTACCTTTAGACAGCAGACCGACGTTCTTCAATTTCATCACGTCAAGGGCTTTAGTTTCATCTAGCGATTCAATGCCTCTCGCTACAAGATCATTGTTGGACTGGTTATAAACCAAGTGGTCAACATAAGTCGTGTAGTAAGTCTTGCGCCATGGTTTTGTATTTTGTGTGCTTGACGGTCTGACGTTCAAGCGTGAACCGTCAGGTTTTGTTAGGGTAACTTTTACTTGCTGTCCAGAACGAACATACAAAGGATATTTGAGGTAGACTGTGTATTGTGTGCCAGAAGTCAGATCAACATCAAACATGAACGCGGCAACCTCGGTGTTGCTAGGTAAGAATCTACTCTCCCAAACCAGCCTACCTCTGTAAGATTCTACAGGCATAATATCTAGCCTAAAGAAAGCCATGTCGGCTGGCGCTGTGAAAGTATCTTCGTATCCCATGCCACCTGATGAAGCAATAGGGCCTACAGGTTCAGACGATGCGAGACTTCCATGTTTTCTTGTTGTCAGATCATAGCTTGTCGCATCATTCTTATTGATGCCTTGCCACGCTGGGAACCAGCAGATATTACTTTGGGTGTTCAACCATAGAACATTCTCGCCCGCACTACCATTGCTATGCAAATCACCTATGTGAATTGAACCTGTACCCGTTGACACACTTTGGGTAATCCAAGTGCCAGTATCGTCCTGACTGGCGATTAGAACATCACCTTTATACAACTCTAGCTTGTTAGTTGTTGCATTGACACGGTAGACATATGGTGATGGCATACCGCCAGAATCACCATCTTTACCCTTGATAACAGGTGTCATGTCTACCCATGTTGAACCATCCCAACGAATCAATGTTGAAGTCGTGCCATACGATAGGATCGCATAGGCACCTTCTACTAATACAGATGGATTGGCTGTGGTATAAACGTCTCTTGCATTCTGGGCAGCTGCAAGGTTTATACCCGTAAATCGCATGTGATTAGGTACTGCTAGTGAACCTCCACCGCCTCCCTTACCACCGCCTATAGGACGTACTGGCATATTCTTTACCTCTTATTGAACATACTATTATTTATGTTTCAACAGATGCTTACGACTGAATATAGATGTTCCCTGTGCCGAATACCCACACTTTAGGTTCACCTACATCAACTGTTGATGTGCCACCAGTATCTACTCTGAAACCTGCTGTCGGTGTAGTAGGGGCGTTTGCACCTAGCCACACGAAGATAGGCTTAGGGCTCTTGTTCTGGATGATAATTTCGGTACCAACAGCAATACCTGTTGCTGTGTTGATGTCTTTCCATGTGTAGTCTAGGACTACGTCTGCGATGCTTGCTGACATTTTGTTCCTTTCAAGATGTTTGAACTATTTAGATTTGACACTGCTAATATGTTGATCTAACATTTGACATCCAAATCAGGAGTAATAGCATGACAGGTTTAGTTCCAGCACAAAATTTCAATGTTGACGTTCTAGAAGGTTTCTTCGCGCCTGTAAGCCACAGCGCAATCGACGAACTCATCATGCGGCGCAATCACATCAAGAAGGAAATCGAGAGTCTTTGCCATATTGTCAATAGCAATCAATCGGGCGCAATGGGTTATCTCATCAAAGCAAACCTAGATCGGGATTCGCACATGTCCCCTGCCGGTCTGTTCGATGTAGAGCGAGGCATCAAGCAATTAGACAGCGATATGTGGCATAGTGCTATGAGGTTGACTGATGTTTGGGAATACATGCCTCAAGCACGAAGAAGTCAATGGCATACACAGCTGACAGCATGGAAAGAAGCTCGCGGGTACAAACAGGGTGAGAACCCAGCAAACGATATGCTACCGTTTGAAAGGGAAGTGGTTGTAGAGACTATCAAGCAATTGCTGATGATGCGAACACAATTCTTTAGTGAAAAAGTAGACGGTATTTTTAGAGGTCTATCCGGTGAGCATGTCACTAACAGTCCTATGGGGTTTGGTAAACGCATGATTATTGCTGATGCTAGCAGCTATGGACGTTGTGGTTTGATAGATGATTTGCGCACAGTGATTGCTAAGTTCAGAGGATTGGATGAAAAGCTAGGTATCAGTTCTAGCGACATCATGCGTAATATCAATACCACAGGTGATTGGTATGATGTTGACGGTGGGTCGTTACGAATCCGCCTCTATAAAGTAGGCACAGCCCATCTAGAAGTGCACGAAGATATTTCTTGGAAGTTGAACAAAGTATTAGGTGCGATGCATCCACTTGCCATTCCATCTGAATTCAGAGAACCATCAAAGAAAAAGAAGAAACTCAAAGCGTTTGATCTGTTCGATGATCTATTACCTTCCTCTGTTCGTTTCTTGATAGGTGCGATGCGAACCATAGGGCGCAACAATTACTACTTTACTTATGGTCAAGACACTGACAACGCGAAGTTAAGCGAAGCAGCAGAAGTTTTGAGGGCTGTTGGTGGTGTAGAGGCAACGAAAGAATTCCCACATGGACGTTGGGGTGAAAAGATCAAGCGAAAAGTGTGGTCTTTCGATTACAACTTCGAAGAGATCAGAATCCAGCTAGCAGCCCATGGTAGAATCCCCAACGTGAGATCACATCAATTCTATCCTACGCCCAAAGAGCTAGCAGAAATTGCCGTTGAACTAGCAATGATTGATTCTGATGATACTATGTCCTGGCTTGAGCCTAGTGCAGGTCAAGGTGGGCTAGCAGAGTTTATGCCTAAAGAACAGACCACATGCATCGAGATCAGCAAACTGCATTGCGAAATCCTAGAAGCAAAGGGGTTCAAGGTTATCCATGCTGATTTCATGAAAATCAGTGTAGATAAGAAGTATGACCGTATCGTGATGAACCCACCTTTCTCTGAAGGCAGATGGCAAGCCCACGTTGAACATGCAGCCAACATGATTACTGATAAAGGTTTGCTTGTTGCTATCGTGCCTGCTAGCGCGAAAGACAAGTTCAAGATTGATGGTTATACAGTATCCTACTCTGATGTCTATGAGAATATGTTTGTGGGTGCATCTGTTGATGTTGTGATTTTACAAATCAAGAAACAATAATTTGACATGCTCTGGACATGCTTGATAGTATGTCCAGGCATCAAGGAGATTTCAAATGAAAATCGTCTATCGGAAAGGTGACCTGCTAGATTCGGGTCTGAAATTCATCGCACACGGTTGCAATGCTCAACGTCAGATGGGTTCTGGCATCGCATGGTCTATTCGTTGCAAATGGCCAGAGGTGTTTGAGGTGTATCGCAAAGGTGATATGACTATGGGTAATGTTGTGTTAGCCCAAACAAACGATGGTATTTTTATCATGAATTGCATCACCCAAGAATTCTTTGGCCGTGACCCAGATGTTCGCTATGTGTCTTATGATGCGATTGCTAAAGCTGTCAGGAAGATCAACGAACTTCTTGCGGTCAGTCAATTCGCCGACTCTATCCATGAAGTAGGCTTCCCTAAGATTGGCGCAGGTCTAGCTAACGGAGATTGGTCAGTGATTGAAAAGATCATTGAATCCGAAGCAAAACATTTTCAACCCGTCGTATACACGCTAGAATAGCGATTGCCGACGTTTTAAAGCGGTTTCCAAGCGTTTTGATGATCCATACAAGTAAACATAGCTTGAACACTCCAAAACGTCTAGAAACGCTTCTATGAAGCAAATAGGAGAACATATGAAATTCAAAGCAGGGGACGTTGTATTGTTTCGCGCATTAGGCACATTCCACAAGCTAGTCGATCATTATGAATACTGCGGCGAAGCAAACAAATATCGTAAACCTCTACGACCAGTGGACACCTTCACTTTCCAGCATTGCAACCAGTTTCCAGATCGGTTCACTTTGATGGTGCGCGACGGCATGATTGTAGAAGGTACCAAAACCAATACAATAGGCGATGTTTTCTATCAGTGTACCACGATCAAAAAGAGTAGAACACCTGCAGGTGTGATGCTGAAAGTTCAAGAAGAAGTAGGCGAGCTTGCTCTTGAAGTCGCAATCGAATCTGGTCTATCATACAAAGCGCCAGGTAAAGACGGTATCTTGGGAGAAGCAGCTGACGTTATCATTTCAACAATCGATGTTGCCTTCACTGCCGGTCACACAGAGCAGGAATTGATTAACGCTATTCATGAGAAACTGAAACAATGGAAATCAAAAGCAGTCACTATCTGATTGGTGCAGCAAAGCAAATCGCCATGACCGCGCATGCTGGTCAACTCTATGCAGGCAAAGATTATTTCAAAGAGCATGTTCTACCTGTAGCTGTGGCAGTAGAGAAAGCAGAAGGTAGTCTGGTAGAGATAACGCTTGCGCTTTTGCACGATGTAGTAGAAGATAGCGAAATGACTTATTCAGATGTAGAACACGGGCTAGAGAAAGCATGTGGTCGCTATCTGAATCTACACAAACACCTAATCAAACAGGTGATGGATGGGCTGAAATGTATCACAAAGGTAAAGGGTGAAGATTACGATCTTTACATTCAACGAGTGAAAAGCAACAGCCTAGCAAGAGAAGTCAAGTTCCATGATTCAACTTGCAACATGAATCGTTGTATCAAGGACAAAGACTACAAGCGGGCTAAGAAGTATTTGAAAGTCTTGATTGAGCTATCATAGAAAGGGAACACCATGAAAGAAGTATACACAGTATGGGCAGAATGGAGTGTAGGTGTGAATCATTGCATCTATTCTTCCTACGAAGTAGCACGGGAAAATCTGAATGCAGCATTGATTGAACATGCTGATATGACACTAGAACAGGCAGAGGCAGCCGGCCTAGCCGGTATCGAATGTCACGAAGTGGTAGAGGAATAAAAACATGTGGCAACAATACTATGACTGGGTAGTGAACAATCTACCTACTATTCACTTTGTGGTGATGGTAATCTGTCTTGTTGGTTATACTTTCAAAGTAGGCCAACGAATCAGTTCTGACAAAGCACATCCTGAACGAAGCTATGGCCGATTGACCTACGGTGATATTGTTGTCTATGTCATCGTGTCGGTTGTTCCTATCGTCAACTGCTTTGCGCTGGTATTCGATCTGATGGATTCTATCCTAGGTTCGATCAAGGCAGTAATGAACAAACCAGTTGTACCTAAGGCTTAATTGAGATAGAATGCCAACAGTTAATTCTGTTGGCTTTTCTTTTTGAGGTAATACCATGTCTGCAATAACCCAAGCAGTCACAAAACTATTCAAAGACAGGATGATTGATGCCTACTGTTCAAAGCACTTTGAAGAGAGGATCATCCAGAGAAATATACCTTTAGCAGAGTTATCCAAAGCACTGAACAAGATTGCAGATAATGTATGTCTGATACGATATTTGCAGATTGTGAATGCTAGGAGCGTTAAGGTAGAATTTGATTCATTTGTGCTTGCTGTTAGCTTCGGTGTTAAGGGTCAATTGCAGATAGTGACAGTGTTTAAACCCAGATGGGATAATGATACTGATTTGGTGTTGAAATAAGAAAAACCCCAAGAGATTTCTCTTGGGGTTTTGTTTTGCCTACTATTTCAAAATTCTACTTCTACAGGAGATTTTCCAACAAAAATTTTGAGTAGTAATCATTACTCGATTGTCCCAGGCCACGACCTGGAGTTGCGTTGCCAGCAGCATCTTGCTGAACGAACGGGTTTGCAACTACGCCATCAGTATGTTCATTCTAGTTCGTTATACTAGAACCGTCTTTCGACTGCTGTATATCACTATACAGTTCAGACTATATCACGACCTTCTAATTTCTTAGTTAAGGTCCTCTGCACTTCGGAATCACTTGATTCCTACTCCCTCGCGGGATAGTCGTTACACCTTCAATGATATTTCTATCAGAGCTTGGCTCGGTATTGTCTTGATATCGTTGCGTTTATATCAAGGTTTCCACCGAATTCACAGAGTTCTTCGATTGCTATTTCTAGCAAAAGCGCCAGGGTTGTTTAGCGAGTTTTGACCTTATATTCAACCGATTCGTTAATTCGGCCCGCTTATTAAGCTGCTGTTTCTTTCGAGACAGAGTAGACTATATCATGATCTTTTTATCTAAGATCACTCCTGTTTCGGATTCACTTGAACCCTACGCCTTTCGGCTAGTCGTTGAACGTTCATCTTTGCAGATGCTTCGCTGCTGATTGTCCAATATTCTGATTTTTCAAACATTCACGTTTGCTATTTCTAGCTGCGTTGTAGTATCAGAATCTCTAAGGAGTTTCCAGCAATTAAGGAGTTTTTGCACTGATTATCACTAATCAGGGGCACTCACTTATTACTCGCTATCAGTTAATGCCATGCGAGGTTGGAAGGAATCTTCGCCTACTGCGCGATAGGCTTCCAACGGAGTATAAGGACAGTAGAAGATACCAGCATCTAGTTGATTACTGCCTTTGTAGCCTAGAGTCAGATAGTTCAGTGTAGAATATGGATCGATATACACTTTCATACCGTTAGCTAGAACACCTGCAAAGGTCTGGCCAGTCACATCAACATTCAGACCGATGTTAGCGTTGATTGCTGGGGTGTAATCTAGCATACCGGCCATCTGTAGAGCAGACGCTACGTTAGGGGAACACAGTAGAACGTTAGCTTTACCGCGACGGGTACGACGAGCAATCGCGTTAGCTTCGGCTTCAAGGATGAACATCATGCCTTTCCACTTCTCTACAGCCCAACGGCCATCAGTATCAGACTGAACATTCAGTTTACCAGCAGTAGCTACTAGACCGTCTGCACCGCCTAGTTTTGCAGCAGTGTTCATGGTACGAATGAATTCCATGTTCATTTCAGCTTGGATTTCATTTGACAGAATTTCAGCTAGGATGGTATCAACATCTTCACCGTGAATTGCCATCATATCTTGACGCAGTTCATGGCTGTAATCAGCATACAGACCACGGGACTTAGCAGTCACGGAAGTCTTTTCGATGCTCACTGCCATTTTACCCCAAGCAGTACCGCCGGAAGCGCCTAGCTGTTCAGCAGCAGAGGTAGACATACCTACACCAGTTTCTGGATCAGCAGCTGGGTTACCAGCAGAGATAAAGTTAGCTGGGAAGCCACCGATTTCACCTGCTTCGGTACCGGTACCAGAGAAACCAGTATTAGGAGCATTGAATAGTGCTTCTGGACCAGTCTGGTTGTTGTAGCGGGCGCGCATTGCAAATACTTGACCGTCTGGACCAGTCATCGGTTGAACGCCGAAGAAGTCAAAAGCCATCAGATTAGGGGTTACGCGTTTGGCCATCTGGATCAGAACAGGGGTCCAAGTTGCAACAGCAGAACCGGTTACGTTACCTGGGATAGCAGCTTCGCCTAGGTTCTTAACACACCAGTCTTTCTGGTTTTCCAGTAGACGTACAGTGATGTCAGCCTTAGACAGCGGGGCTACGTTCTTTTCTTCACCTTCCATCACTTGTTTCCAAGTGTCACGCATTTGTTCAGTTACTAGCATTGAGATATTCCTCTAAAAGTTTTTGTATTCGTTTAACTTGACTATTTAGTAATCAAATTATTTAGGTTTATAGATTGAGTTAATTGCTTCCATAATAGAATCAGTTTGTGGTACTACTGGTTCTTTTACAGATTCAACAACAGTTTCTTTTTGTTCTGGTTCTTTGCCTTCTACGATAGAACGCACAACAGATAGACGTTCTTTGTAAGTCTCTAGAGAAGCATCACCGAAAGATTCAGCGATACGAACAGCTTTCTCTTTTTGGGTGTCGGCTAGACCGTCTAGAACGCTTTCTACAAGTGCTTTCTTGTCTGCTTGATACTTAGCTTCTTGGAGGCTTGATAGTTCAGCAGACAGCGTTTCTAGACGGGCAGTGGCCTCAGCTAGATCAGCTTGTGCTTTACTTAGGGCTGTTTCTTGGGCTTCATCTAGTTTCAGACCATTCTGTTTGAATAGATCACCAACAGTAGCAATGATGGATTCTGCCATCTCTACTTTAGATTCAGCGACAATAGCTACCTGATTCTCTTTTAGCCATGCTTGGGCAGTTTCAGCTACAAAAGAAGTCATTGACTCGACAAGTTCAGATTTGACGTATTCGGTATACTGTTTAGAGGCTTCGGCTAGTTTCTCTTTTTCTTGAGATACAGATGCTTCGGCTTCTTCTTTGATTTCTTTGATGCTTGCCTCTACTCGATCTGCCACTTTGCTTTCAACCATGGTTTCTAGCTTAATGTGGAAATCTTCGCTAAGACCTTCTACACCTTCGAAAAGTTGTTTTAGTTCCATCGGAGTTCCTTTATTCGTTTATTCTATTTAGTTGATTTAAATCTGTGAAAGAAATGAATCAATCTTTTCTAGAAGCTCAGATTCATTTAGTTGTGCTTTTTTCTCTTGCTTTGTCCATTCACCTTCAACTAGAATCCATTCAGCAGATTCATAAAGGCTATCTACTTGGGCAAGAGGGGCAGATGGTGTGTCTACAACATCAATTGCAGTTAGGACGAATGATTCGACTAGTGTGCCTTCATTCATCGATTTCACTGCACCCATACCTCGACTAGATACACCTAGCTTGACACCACCATCAATCAGTGCTTTGACGATCTTGCCTTTTGGTGTGTCTAGGACTTTTGCTTTCCCTACGATGTTGTTGCCTTCCCATTCTAGAGATTCAATCAACATGCAGGCCTCGGTTAGGTCTACGTTAGGACGGTCTGGGTGATTCAGTTCACCCACAGCAATCTTGCCATTGATCTTGTCTTGATAGGCTTTTACAGCCTCTTTCAAGACAGACTTAGGATAGATTCGACCGTTTCGATTCTTGATCTCTGATTGCATGAAGATGCCTGTTAGATAATATTCTTTCTTATCACCTACAGATTCAGAGATGAATTCAACGTTCTGGATTGACTCTTGAATTAGTTTCATTCTTTCTCCTTATAGACCATACAAATCACGTCTTGCTTTCTTAGCCTTGTTGGTGCGTAGCTTTTTGCGTTTAGCAGCAGATGCACCAGCTTTCTTGAAAGTCTTTACGGCTTGTTTATGGCCCATCTTGATGTTGCGTTTGGTTTGAGAACTCATAGGTACACATTTACCGCCCTCTGCTTTATATCCAGTAGGACATTTTAGCTTGCGGTCTTTTGTTTTATCAGCGTGTACCTTGACGACATATTCCTCAGTCACAAACTCATCGAAACTAATCAAGGCAGTAGCATCAATTAGTGGTTTCAGTGACATGTTTAGTCCTCCTTCTCTTTGGACTCGTCCTCACCCTTTTCTTCTACTTCTTCCTCATCGTCCACTTCTTCATCTTCCATATCGTCAGATTCAGTAGCCTCAAGGAGTTTGTTTGCTTCTTGGGTTAGAATGTCTTTGAGCATTTCTTTTGCTTCATCTAGGCGGCCTTGAGCAAACGCCTCTACGAATTGTTCTAGTTGTTCCATGTTGCGAATCCTTACTATTTTTAGATTGTCAAGTTTATTTAGCGATTTAGAAACCTTGATCTTCTGGTGGAGGGAAGATATCAGGATGGGCCTTCTTCTCAGCTGCAATGCCGTCTAGCATGGTTTTGATTTCATCTTCATCCATGAATAGAATTTTTTGCATTACCCATTCACGGGTATAATATTTGCCTACGAAGTTATTAGCCTGTTCTAGCGCAGCAAATTTACCTTGTAGGGTATCTAGGGCTTGGGCTTGCTTGATATATGAATCTGCACCGAAATCAAATCTGATGTTGGATGAGATTTCTTCCCAATCTGATTCGGTGATGATTTGTTTTAAAATCAGTTGTTGTTTCAGTGTATCTAGGAATAGATGGGCAAACTGTCTACGCAGACGATTAATAAACTTGCCGAACTTCCATTCATCACGGGTGATTTCAGCAATACGCGCACCCAACATTGAATTCTCTTGCTCGAAACGAGAAACAGGGATATTCAGTGACTTATATAGTTTCTTTTGGAAATAAGAGATGTCATCAACGTTACCTAGATTCTGACCACCAGAAATAGTATCGATTTGAGTACCTAGACCGCCTTCACGACGTGGCAACCAGTAATCCTCTGTCATCGAGATTTGATTACCGTTTGTCAGAACTTTACCAGAAGTAGAATCGTAGACCATATTGGTCTTATACTGGTTCATGATGGCACGAACATATTCCTCTGCTGACTTCTTAGGTAGCGAACCTACGTCAATATAGAATGCTCGTTTTTCTGATGCTCTTGTCAGTCGATACATTACTAGAGCATCTTCTACCGCTTTCAGGTTATTCAGTGGTTTGATTGCTTTATCTAGATAAGAAACAATGTTTAGACCATCAGCAGATCGAATACCTGAATGAGTAAACACGACTGAATCAAATGTTAACTTGACTTTGTTGTTATAAGCCATTGCTTTGGTATTCTTATCAGTCATAGCTAGAATAGGATCATAGATATAAAAACTCTCTTCACCTTCGATGGTTTCAATACCTGTATTAGGGTCTTTTCTAGTCTTTAGTTCTTTTACTAGTTTTGTGCATGTAGACTCAAGAGGAACAATTCTATGTATGCCTTCTTTAGGACGTTTAGAATCGATAATCAGGTGATGGTACATTACGCCATCAACATACCAATTACGGAACTTTGAATAACCGTTCTCTTCAAAATTCAATAGAACTTTAATGTAATCGAATTCATCTTGAATCTTATCTTTGATCTGGTCAGAGATGGTTTCGACTTCATCCATCATCAATTCAATTGAGCTATCTCCTAGATCGCTAGGTACAATCGCATCATTGCAGATTTCATCAATTGCAAAGTCAACTTCGGGATAAGTCACAGCCGCCCGATAGTTTAGGATCCGGTCACGCTGTTCATTAATTGTTCGTTCTAGATTTTCTTGTACACCAACATTTCTACCGAAACCACCAATCAAATATGCAGCATCTGTGTTGTCAACAGAAATGATGTTTTCTTGCTGGTTAATCTTCTCTTCTTTTTTGTCCTTCTTTGTATTCACTGTGAACCCAGTGAAAAGACGGCCAAATGATTCTCTTAATGTCGCCATGGCTTTTATACCTACTGTTGCTATTGTTTTTATTTAACACAACGAAACATGTAAATAAATCAAGTGAAACAATTAATCAAAGGAACCTAATATGGCTTCAATCACTGAATTTAAATCGGCGTTGGCTTCTGGTGTTCAGCGTCAACACAAATGGCGTGTCCTGTTGTCTTTCCCTGGTAGCATCACTGTTGCAAACGATGTAGT